GAGTGTATGCAAGTATTTATACTTTTTGCGTAGAATTAAGTACTGTTATTTGGTTCTGCCGCCATTAGCAGGGTCAACCGCAACACCTGATGTACCAGTGAAAGCGTAAGGAGCACCCAACTCAGTAACCGAGAACGGAGCAGCGGTCGCACCAGAAACGTTCAAGAAAGAAATGATATTGCCCTGACCTACATAGAAGCTACGCTCAGTTGAATTTGCAGGGATAATCTCACTATTTGCAGTAGCAACAGTGTATGGAACGCCATATGGATTGAACGTAGCTGCTGCGCCGGCAATCGCAACGTTAGCATTTGCTGTTAGAGTCAAGCTTGTGTTATTTGCAATGGAAGCAACAATACCTACTGTAGCACCTGTAGCATTACCGATCCATGCGCCGACATTCAACTGTGAAAAGAATGCTGAACCGGATCCGGTCACGATGTTGCTGGATGTGTTAGCAGTTACTGTGCCAGTTACAGCAACGTTAGGATAACTCGCTACGACTTGAATAGGCGAACTAGTAGTTGCAATTCTGACCTTATCGGTCTGAATATTAGCAGTTGCCTGTGCAGTTGAGTTTGCTGTATATACGTAAGATGCCATTGTAGTTTATTCCTCTTTGTTCTATTTATGAATTACCATTAGATATTCTGCTCTGCAACTCTTCAATTTGCTTTTGCTGCTCTTTGATTGCTTCAATCAACAGAGGAATGATCTTGTCATAGTGAACAGTCTTGTAATTTTCACCTGACTTACTGATTGGATTTCCGTCGTCGTCAGTGCCCATATCGAATGGAGCCGGCACAACGATTTCAGGAAGAATTGCTTCGATTTCCTGTGCAATGACACCGATCTGAACTTTCTTGTCCGTGTAACCATATTTTGCAGCAGTATCGTTGCTAGTGAATCTTACACCTGAAATCTGTTTGATCTTTTCTAATGGAGATTCGATAGTACCCAATACATCCTTCAATCTACCATCTGAATAGTATGCAGTAATGTTGTTGGTTGCTATGATTTGTCCAGAAGTACCAGTTGCTGAGGTGCCTACGCCCAGTGATGCTATTTGAGTATTTCCACTCACAGCTAATCCGGTCAACGTGCCGACCGAAGTGATATTACCTTGTGCATTTCCTGAAACCGTAGCAGCATAACTTGTTGTAGGAATGCCCAATGTTCCAGTGACCTGTGCACCTGGAATATTAGTTAATCCAAATCCACTACCTGCAAAGAATCCCGGACTTTGTGCAGTCACATTACCTGAAAGAATACCACCTGATACTGTGAGATTAGATAGAATGCCGACTGATGTAATATTACCCTGTGCGTTAGCAGTTACAGTGCCGGCAGTACTTGCTGCACCGGTCAAATTCCCAACAAATGTAGTAGCGGTGATCGAATTGGCAGCTAGATTCGCACTGATACCGGTAGTAATATAATTTTGAGAATTACCATTAGCCGATGAGGTAACAAAAGTAGGATACGCTGAAGTAGCGGATGAAGTGGTGGTCAACACTGCTGCTGCATTAGTGGAACTTGTTACAGTGCCGGTTACAGATGAACCGTTGATTGAAGTAATACCTGATCCGTTACCGTAGATGACACCTGTAGTTGCGATAACATTAGCAGCAGACAGATTTCCTGTTGCAGTTATACTTGCACCGGATAATGTACCGGTCACTGTTAGACCGCTGAATGTGCCGTAGTTAGCAGTTGAGCTGCCGATCTGCGGAGGAGACGCCCAAGAATATCCACCTAGATAATTAGCGTTATTCGCAGTGAACGCAGATGCTGAACCTGTCAACCCAGAGCCATTACCAAATATGTTTGCAGTAATGTTTGCACCAGTTATGTTGCCGGTTACTGAAAGTGATGTAAGTATGCCCACTGAAGTAATGTTAGGCTGAGCGTTAGTTGTTACAGTACCGGCAGTTGTCGCTGTTGTTGCACTTCCTGCACTTGTTGCATAAGTCGAATTTGCAACAGTACCTGCAACTTGCGAACCGGTGAGGTTAGTTAGCCCTGAACCGTTACCGAAGTGATTACCAGTTAGATTTGCGCCCGAGATATTTCCGGTAACCGCTAATGAAGTAAGTATCCCCACTGAAGTGATGTTTGGTTGTGCGTTTGTTGTGACAGTACCAGCTATAAGGGCATTTCCTACTTGCCCTACTACCTGACTACCAGCCAGAGAAGTCAAACCGGATCCATTGCCTGTTATTACACCCGATCCAGTGTTTAGTGTTCCTGAAACATTAACACCAGTGCTAGTGACTACAATTACATTAGATGTACCTGTTGCGCTTAATGTAATATTTCCATTCGCAGAAGCAATATTTACATTTGAATTGCCATTTACAATCTGATTTGGTAAACCGGTATTGATGCCAGTCAACTGGCTACCATTACCTATGAAATACAGCCCAGAAACATTACCAGTAGCGTTTACATTTCCGGCAGATACGTTTCCAGTTACAGTTAATGCGGTCAACGTACCAACTGATGTAATGTTAGGCTGAGCATTAGTGGTTACTGTACCTGCTGTTGTTGCTGAAGTCGCAGCGCCGCTTAATGCGCCGACGAACGTAGTTGCAGTGATGGATCCATTTGACAGGTTGGCACTGAACGAACTACTTGCACCCATAGAATAGTTACCGTTTGCGCTACTAGCGACAAACGTAGGATAGTAAATTCCAGAAGATATATTTGTTATTTGAGTTACGTTAGCTGTGCTTACAGAAGTTGCAGTACCAATTAGATTACCGACAAAGTTCGCTGCAATAATAGATCCATTAGATAGATTTACGCTGAATGCAGGATTAGATGCAAGAGCATAATTGCTAGTTGTATTTCCACTAGCAAATGTAGGATAATAGATGCCTGTACTCTGAGTAGTAACACCTGTATTAATTGCATTGGTTGCAGTAGTAGCAGAAGTTGCTGCTCCACTCAAAGCACCAACAAATGTAGTTGCAGTGATACTTGCATTAGCCAAGTTAGCACTAATACTTGTATTGATTACAGCCGATGAATTGCCATTTGCAGAAGAAGTAGTGAATTTCGGATACACAGTGGTTGCAGATGATGTATTCTGTAACACCGCAGATGCATTAGTTGCACTTGTTGCACTAGGCACGGTGCTTACGTTAGCACCATTAATAAAGTTTAGGTTTGCACCTGATAATCCGGCCGCAAATGTAGCAGATGCTCCAATTGCGCTGTTCCAAGTACCGGCAGTTACATTGCCGACATTTGCTAGAGCATTTGCACTAGTGATGTTTGGTTGTGTCGCAGTTGTCAATGTACCAGTCAATAGTGTGCCAGAAACATTTCCTGCAATCACGTTACCGGTTATGTTTGCATAGCCACTGACATTAGCACCGGTTCCTGTTACCAAAAGAACGTTAGATGTTCCTGCAACAGACACACCCACGTTACCATTTACTGAATTGATGTTTACGTTTGATGTGCCATTTGAAATATTTGCTATAGTGGTACTGACAGTGGCCCATGTTAGTCCGCCTGAGCCGTTTGTTTGCAGATATTGACCAGTGGTACCGCCGGTGATAGTAACATTACCGACATTACCTAGATTTGAAGTGCCTGTTACCGCAAGAGTTCCCAATGATGCGCTATTTGCAGTAACAACGTTACTGCTTATACTTCCGTTTGCATCACGTACTACTATTGTGTTTGCAGTGGTAGTTGCCGAAGTGTTGTAACCATCGACTAAATCAGCATTTAAATTTGCTACTTTGGTAGTTGAGTTCACTGTCAGTGGTGCAGTACCTGTTGTTACGTTAGATGACAATGTAACCGCTGTGACTATTCCTGTCGAATTTAAATTCGCTACGTTTGCGTTGCCTCCGACAAGTAAAATATTGTTAGCATAATCAAAAGTAAGAGTAGAACTTGCCTGAAGGATACCGTTGTTATTATACTGAATTTGAGTATTTGAACCAGCAGCGCCAGCGCCGCTACCACCCGAAACGATAGAAACAATTTGTCCACCTGTTTGATAGACATTAGCAGTAAGACCATTAGCGGTTGACAAGCTTAAAATTGGCCCAGCAGTACCGTTCGGATAAATGCTGTTCGAAATCGTGATGCTAGTGCCATTTGGCTTTGAGTTAATATAGTATGTAGTATTCGATGAAATGCCTGTGTTTGACATGTTTCCAACGAATTGGACAGCTTGATTGACTGAGAGGACTGCACTGTTTCCTACAGTTACATAGTTTGTTCCAGTTGTAGTATTGGATACTGATGTAAATGCGTATGATGTATATGGAATAGTGTTTACTGGGGTAGTCAGACCACTATCCGAATACAATGAAAATGTATTTGAAGTCAGAACGTTTGCATAGTATGCATTACCGTTCAACTGAGTCATACCTTGAGCGCCAGTTATTGTTACTGAGGTGCCCTTGCTGAGATTATGATTTGATACCGTAGTAAGAACACCGGGATTCGCACTGGATACGTTTTCGATGTACGAAACTAGAGTGGATTTAGGAGTCCATGAAAGATTTCCTAATCCGTCTGTTTGCAGCACATATCCAATTGCACCGCCGGTGATAGTTACGTTTGAAATGTTGCCGAGATTGATTTCTCCGCCAGCAGCGCCACCACGATTAACCCAGTTCGTCCCATCAAATGCTAGAACTTCTCCGTTACCTAGATTAACTGGATTAATATTTAGGTTGCCGTAGCTGCCGGAGATTTGGCTAAAATTGATGTTTGAGTAGGCAGTTAAAATCTCTACATTTTCATTGGGTGAAGTCTTACCAATGAAAAGGCGTCTATTGTCAGATGCCCAGCCAAATTCGGCTTCATCTAATTGCGGCAGGTCTACTAGGTTACCTGAGCGTTGCTGGATTTTTGAAATCTGTAAAATCGACATAAGAGTATGTTTCACCCATTTGAATATACTCTTATTTATGCTTTACAGAATGGAATCAATTCACAAACTTTGAGTAGTACTTCTCTAGTCGCTTGTACCAAAGATCAGTATACTTGTCGAACTCGTTGCCTTCAATGATAAATTCGATGTACTGTGGCTTTGCCCATACACCATCTACAAGCTCTGGCTTCACACACATGAAGATGACACCTTTGCGAATTTTAGTGTTGTAAACTTCATTGTGTGCTAATGCGTATGCTGCGGTCTGAACAAAATAGTCTTCAATCCATTCACGCTTTTTGACTTTGTTGGATTGCTTGTGATCCATGATAGCTTCTGAGCCATCATGAATACCGCACAAGTCGGTAGTTCCTGCGTACACTTCGGGAAAGAACAAAGAGACTTCTGTTCCCCAATATTCATCGCACTTTACCAAACCATTGTTGATAATTTCTTGAGCCATCAGATGACTCTGCTGACTGTATGGATTGCTTCCCGGCTCACCGATCACATCTAGCTTGATAAAATCTTCGATCCATTTGTGCATACGAGTACCTCTACCCGCTGCCTCAGTCGTAATCTCTTGTGCTTTTGCGTGACCGACTCTGTTTCGCCATTCACGTAACGCTTGCTTAGATTCTTCTGATTTAGTTGCATCTAGGATAGTAGTCACACTAGGGACTTTTTCTCCGTCCGGAGTCAAATATCGACGGGATCCGTCAATGTTGACTTTTTTCATTTCTTTATAAGGGAATTTATTAGTAATAGCCATATATGCATTATACGCTATATTACAGAAAAGTCAATAAAAATTTACTTTTTCATTGCTGACTGTGCCATTTTAGCAACAGTTTTCTTGCTATCATCTTCAGGTTGTTCTTCAGTATCAGGGGTAGAGTCGTGTCCTTTAAACACTACTTTATCACCCTGAATATTACTGATTACTGATTTAAGAGGATTGACTTTGATCATGTTGTAGAGATCGGTTTTGTCAAGAATAACGTCATATTCCTGAAAATAATGCAACAAATCATCTACTGTGTATTCATCTGGATTTATTTGGCCCGTGTCAACATCATCCTTTAACTGACTAGTTAAAGCAACGATCTTTGCAACCTGTGCGCTATCCTGATCAAATTCAAAGAGATACATTAATTATCTCTTAGGGCGACCTGCGCCACCGAATCTCATTTCTGGTTCTTCTGCTGAAGGAGCCGGCTTCTTTGGGGCCGGCATTGGTGGAAGTTCTGCATCCAGATCAGCATCCATGTCCATATCTGCACCAAGAGCATCTTCGTCTCCCGCAATGTCAGCATCCAATTCAGCTTCTTCGCCACCTAAATCTGCATCAAAATCAGGACCACCCTTTCCAGTGATGCTATTCAATGCACTCTTAAGAGTAGCTTGTGCTTCTTGTAGTGAAGAATTGAGTGAAGCAAGAGCCTGCGAAACTTGGGAGTTAAACTGTTCGCTTTCTTGTACACCGATTTCTGATTCGATTGAGTCAGCCAGAGCAGGAAGTTCCTTGACCAACATGTCACTTACTTCTTCCACCATCTTCTGCACTGAGTCAACCATGTCCTGTGCTGCAAGAATGACCTGTGACTTTTCTACTTCTTCGTTTTCAACAACAATACGTGGCTTAGGCAATGAGTTCAAATAGTTAATGTGTGAAGACAATGCCTGCTCCATGAAAACTAGCTTCATGTGAGTTGGGTTTGTTTGATTTCTATGGAAATCATGTGACATTCTTGATTCACTAATCAAGCCGCGCACCTTGCTGAGCATTGTACGAGTCTGAGACTTGTTCATTCTGGATGTGTCAAAATTGTATGAAAAGCTTTCTTTCAAAGCTCTGCGCGCAACATTCTTTCCGTTTAGTTCATTAAGTTCCATAGTGTTTAACTCTTCCGTATTGTTAAGTATTTATCATAGGTATATAAAACCAGGACGTTTCATCGAATGAAATTTTCTTTCCTGGAGTCGCTTAGAACTATTTATGTGTTGACTCATTTCTTCCAACATTCTGGTTTGCTTCAACAAGTCTTCTTCTGCTTTTATAGTGTACGTTAGCTTGGAGAATGGATTGGTAGTTGTCTGTAATAATCTAATGTGATTTTCTATGTCTGATTTGATGCTGATCAATCGCATGTCTAAAGATACGATACGTCTGGCTTCCTTAAATCTTCCAGCATTGTGCAGTGTGCACCAAGATGCTGCATTTACTAAAGTAGAAAACTCGTGTTCTTCTGCGTGTTTAGGAGTGAAGGTCTTGAAATGGCCTGTTGGAGTTGGAATAATAGTGTATTTGCCAAACAACGAATATTTGCCTTGCTTGTCACGAGTTATAAGAACTTCCTTGACTACAGCCAATTCCTGCTCAAAAAATTCATCGAGTTTTGATACGTTTGTCATATTACCTCAAAGTAAACGTTTTTCAACTCATCCGATACATCTAGAAAAGCAGGCATTTTGTTCACCTGATCTTTGCAGTGTAACATCGGAACACCATCACAGTCTTTGTAAAGTGATCCTAGAGGAGTGATTCCATTTTCGAAGACACTGCTATGATGAACTTCAAATTCAAATTTCCAACAATAGCTAGGTCTGTCTTCGGTGTATTCATACAAAAAACCAAATCGAGCAAAGTCATTTTCTTTCATATCCAGTCTTATCGGGAGCTTAACTACTTCGGGCTGTGAACGTAAAGATATGACTTGTAGTAGTGTGTCAAAATTACACTGAGTATTTCGCTTGTGCATCCAATCCTGAATATCATCTTCATTTGGTTTGGATCGAGTCATCACCCCTGTCTGGGTAACATCAAAAAGAGTATAGCAGACAATACGATGTGACATGTATCTATTTACTCAACAAAAAACCCGGGAAGATTATTCCCGGGTTTTCTATTTTAGTCAGTCTAACTGATATTAGTCAATTGGAGCAGTGAATGATGCACCAGCAGCAACAGTTGAACCAGTTGGCCATGAAGCACCGTTAGTAGTGCTTAGAAGTGCAGTCTGTAGAGTAGAAGCAGTCCATGCACCAGCTGGGTAAATACCAACAGCGAGAGTGTTGTTAGATGCGTTACCATACTGATAAAGCATAACAGTTGAAAGCTGTTCGATAGTCTGGAAAGCAGCCTGAATCTGAGTGCCAGTTACTGAACCGTTAGCAGTTGCAGTGTAGAAGTCGAGCTTTGGACCCTGTGGCTGAACAGCTACGTTTGGAGTTACAGCGTTGATACCTGAGTTGGTATATGCTGGATAGTCTAAGTGTAGTACTGGTAGAAAGTCACCATTGACCTTTGTAAATTGTGCCATTTTAATTTTTCCTTATAAATGTGAGCATAAGCTCATACATTTATTTATGCCAGGAAGAAAAAAAAGTCGGTTTTGGGTCAACGGCCAGCGAAGTTTTGGCGACTAAATCCTAGACGATCAACGAACTTTAGACCCTGAGCAACGAAGCCTTCTTGGGTCTGCTTGCCGTCTGCTAGATGTCCTCTGACAGGACTTGACTCTGCTGCCTTGTTAAGCTGATTCACTACGTCAAGCTTCAAATTGTAAATTGCAGCCCAAATCTTAAAGGCACCAATAATGCCTTGCTTGTGCTGATTCAGGTGTTCTGAAATCTTAGCTTTCATCTTTTCAGACATTGGTCTAGATTCCACAAAATCCATAAAATCTCGTGCTAGATTGGTCAGACTACCTGACATAATCTTTTTGTTAACAAAGACAGTGAATAGCTGGTTGAAAGTATTACGCGCCTGAGGAGCAGTAGTCATCATTTCACGCACTGCACTTCCATACTGTGCAAGTTCTTTTTCTGCGACTTTTACTAGACTGTTATTAAGCTTAAGCTTAGGTGTCATTGGAAGTTTACTAGGCACGATTGCAACGTTAGATGCATTCTGTAGATTTCCAATAGTACCATCCAGTGACACAGCTTCCTCAGTGGATGAAGCATCGGCCGGGATGAACTGATGCACTGCGATGGCTGCATCTTTTCCTTGAAGGAGTTTACCTACTTCACTGTCCACATCTACTGAATACGATATCCCATTTGGATTTGCTTTGAAACGATATTCGCCATTGTGATTTTCAAGTGGATGACTGAAAAGCAAATCACCCCAGTAGTACCCAGTGCCGGCGCGATCATCTTTTTCGAGACCGGGCCAAATACGAGCAATCACTTCATGCAAGTCGCTTCGGTCTACTCCGCGCGCTGCATCGTATTGAGCAAATTGTTCAGGGCTATACACTCTGCGGCCCGAACCATCTTTCTTGTTGAACATGTGCTTGTCCATGATGGAGAACTTGCCATCAGAGCCTTTTCCAAATACTAGAGCAGGATAGCCATCGTACTTGACCGTAATTTTGTCTGGATTCGATACTACAGTTTTAATCGAATCAATGGCCTTTCTGGCACCTGCCTCATCCTGCAAGAACACCAAATCCTCAGGATGATCGAGGTGGCTCTTACCCTCAACAATAACCTTGTTGATAGTTTCCATCTTGTTGATTAGGTCTCTGATATCACTCATTCTGGAAGAGTCTTCTTTATTTGGTCATACTCATATGGGTTTCTATTATGCAATGATATCATAGCTTTTTTAATTTGCTGAGGTGGCAAATTTTGTATAGGCTGCGGTGCAGAATATTCATAATCATCATACGAAGGTCTACTTCCATTCTTTCCTGCGGTCGCAGCACTAGCTAAAGAATAAGTTGCTTGTGCTAGTTGCGACAATGCTGCTTTTCCTCCATCTGTCTTATACGATGTTTGAACATTTTGCAAGAGTTTATTGATCTGCGGCTCGTGTGCTTTCCAATTTAGGCTACCCATATAATCAGCGTACCAATTTCTAACGAATTGATAAATTCCTTGCTGCTGAGGTTCCTCGCCGGCTTCCATGATACTTTCAAAGATAGCATTGAGTCTGTCATATGCATCTTCGGACAATCCTGCTGCCTTCATAGCAATCTTGTCTGCTGCTGTTCTTTGATATCCCGGCTTAGCTGCGGCTGCTTTGCCTGCTGCTTGAATTTGCTGAGCCTTTGCTACTTCTTGTCTATGCTGCTTCGCTGCATCCACTGTTTGCTGTGCGCTAGATGGCCCTGCTGGCTTTGGTGGTTTAGGTGTAATTGGAGCAGCAGGTGCAGGACTAGCTTTAGGGGCTGATGTTGTTGGCGCCGTTGGAGTGGTAGATGGTTCTTTTTGGCCAGGTTGAGGCTGAATAAATTGTGTAATAGAAGGATTGACTAGCCCACTCTTTACAGCGTTGTCCAATGCCAACTTAATCTTAGAATAGAAATCGTTAATGAAGATTTTTTGTGCTTTTGCCGGATTAGCCACTGCATCCTGTCCGGAAAACATGTTTCTGAGTTTTTCAGGTACATTATAGGCTCCGAAAAGGTTATCAGCCATTCCTTCGTCTATTTGTTTTGGTTTTTTAAACTCATTGATCTTCATTTTTCTTCCTTATAGACTTCGAGAATCTTGATTGATCTTTACCCTTGATTGCACTGATCAATTTCTTTTCAAGTAACTCGGCCTTTTCGGAAGAATAATGCTTTTGCATCAATTCAATAAGGTTGATTGCACTGGTTATGATATTAGAAGCTCGTGACTCAATGATGTGATTCATGTCACGAGTTTCACCATATGACTGGAGTTCTTCTAAAAGGCTTTTGGTTTTCTTTTGCATGATTTGTAAAGATCCTATAATGTATTTATTCAATCAACTGATTTTACTTCTTAAGAGAGTTTAGCATTGCTTTGAGTTTTGCACTCTGCACATCGCCTGTAACTTTCTTATTTGGATCCTGTATTTGTTCATGCACTACTTGATTAGTAGAACCAAGTTGGCTTGTAGTTTTTATCTGACTTAAGAGTTGAGTTGCACTCTGCTGAGGTCTCTCATCTACTTCCGGGTCTTCATCGGTGATACGCATTGTTTCGATGTTGTACTCCAAGTCAATCTTTTGCCCAACACCCGTAGAACTACGAGACTTCATACACTGAATCTGATACTTTCCACGTTCACGCATACTTCTGCTGGTGAAGATACCAAACACATAGTCCGCAGTATTGATCTTCGAGATACCACCTGCGATGTGACTGTGATCAAATTCGATTTCTTCGACTGCACTACGATTCAACTGTGATGCAGTTACCATCAGAATTCCTAACTCTTTGGCTAGGTTACGCAATTCTTCTGATACATATTTGTCCTTGATGAACTGATCGTTTGGATTGACCTTAACTGACACTGGCATAACCAAGTCGAGATAGTCAATCATCACAAAGTCTACCTTAATGCCCGTCTGAATCTGAACTTCTTTCAGATATGCTCGGATATCATTGACGTTGCTCTGTGCTGGAAGTCCTTTAACACGATACTGTCCAGACTTCTTTGCTACCATCTTAACCTTGAGTTCCGCAGTATCCATATCTCTACGAATATCTTTGGTACTCATACTTGTAAGCATGGCGTCAGTACGAAGCGAAGTCAATTCTTCACTAAGTTCAAGTGTGATGTAAACGCCACTCAAACCAGCTTGTAGCCAATTTAGTGCGATGTTCATCATGACGAGTGACTTACCAGAACCAGAACCACCTGCGAAGATATTCAATTCGCCACGAGACATGCCACCATACATGACACGATCAAGCTGTGGCCAACCAGTAGATACCTGTCCGCCTGCGTTGAAGTACTTGTTTAGACGAGCCTTAGGATCGGCAAAGTAGTCTGTGCCCATGTCTCTCTGTAGCGAGATTTGAACCGCATCTTTTACTAGCTTTTCAACTGGATTAAAGTCGCCCTTCTCAAGCAAGTCTGCTGCTTTAAGAATCGCTCTTTCAAGTTCTTTGCGCTTGGTGAATGATTCAAACTCTTCAAGAAACCAATCATAATGTCCATCATCTAGACCCTCAATGATTTCCAGATCAACACCGGTCATAGCTTTTACCTGAATGGGATCAGGCATCACACTGTACTTGGCGGTATGTTCCGATAAGAATGTAGCTACTGGTCTTAGCGAACGATCAAAGTTTTCTGCATTCATGATATTCATAACGCGAGTGTAAAGCTCTGCGTTGGTAATCATCATCCTTAGAAAAAGTGTTTGTACATCTAAATTATGTTCGGTTATCAATTCTTCTTCTCGCTATCTGAATCTTGATTTTGCTATTAGTTGCGTTTTGCATTATACTTAGCAAAGTCGGTAGTCTGCCGTATTTTACTACAGCGTCATTTACGTCTTTAACATCGTCACCCCAGTCAGGAATGCTGATCTTGTAGCCCAATTCTAAAGCATGATCACAGAGTTCAAGACCCGCACTGTCTTGATCCGGAACCACAATCACTGGTCTATTTAAATTTCGCAGTAAGTCTATCTGTATGGGATTTATCGTGTTAGAAGTCAATGCACAGCCATTGATACTGAGAGCATCGAATACACCCTCTACCACGATACAGCATTGCCAGTCTGGCTTTTGGAAATCGTAACCAAACAAATAACCAGCTTGCTGTTGCTTGATATATTTTGGATGTCTATCATCGATGTAACGACTGACATGACCTACTATCTTATTGCCAAAGGTATAGGGAATAATTATACGATTTGCATTTCTGTTTTCAGCATCAGGAGTTACCATATATGGATACTCAGTGTGGTTGAGTCCTCGCTTAGCTAGATAATCTATAAACACTTTATGCTTTGGATTATTCTCGTTTATGAGTTCTGCTTCGGGTAGCTCTACCTCATCAAATTTGATTTTCTTTTTCTTTACAGTAGGTAAAAGAATGTCAAGCAGATGGCGATGCTTTAGACTTTCTAGGTTCCATTGAGTAACCTGAGTATCATCGATACCCAACCAATGCAGCATCAATTTGGTATTGCTACTAAACTGTTTACCTAGTGTGAATCCACACTTGAACCCGCAGTTGAAACAGTGATACGACCAGTTTGTCCCGTCACTAAATTTAATGCCGCCGCGCATACGCCGATCAGGCTTGTGTCCGCGATGATGACAGCAAGGTGCGTTAACACTTGTCCAACCGCTAGAGGTCCTTTTCTTCTTTCCTGGAAGCAAAGATAGAATGTCAAACATAAATGTATTGTAACATACCTGATACAAAAATCAAGTATTACGGTAACTCAGCGAGATAGAACGTTAGTTACTGCACCGGCATTGCTAGTAAACATGACGCGAACATATGGATGATATCCTTTGACCACGTAGCCATACGTGTCAGTTACATTCGAGTACACAGTATTAGTGATCGGATACCAATCTGCATCTACTTGGGTAGAACCTTGAATAGTTACGTTACCGACATATCCTAACAACGATGCTTGAATGGTAAGAACTGGATTGTTGTCCGTATAAATGACACTGGTATAGTATATGTTGGCGTTAGCGTTACTAATAGGTTGTCCGTTAGAATAAGTTTGATTGGTATTCGGGAACGGCTGTCCAGTAGGGATAGTAACTTGACTTGAAGGGACAAAATATGGAAGAACTGAGTTGACGATGTTAATGTCACCACGAGCACCTGCATTCTGATCGACAAACACTGGGTACTTTAGATCGTTGACCGGGAAGATCAATGAGTAGTAAGCTTTCTGTGCGTCAATGTCTACCAAATCAGATGAGCTAAGATCAAGAGTAGCGATACCATTCGCAGGTAACTGCAAGTTGAGAGTGGAAGACAGCAATATTTGACTGCCATCATAACTGATGATGTTGCAAGTGATTGCCAATCCAGTGATGTCCACAGGCTTCTGTTCTTGATTCAGAAACTGGAACTGAATCTGATTATCAACCCCTTTGTTTAAAGTTAGTGTTTTTGCATACTGCGGCATATAGACCCTCGGTGAAAATCCTGATTGGATGATAACATACTGTCTTTGCGTGTAGACAAAAACTGAGGTGGCATAAGACATGTTATACTAGAATCCTTTTCATCGAGTATTTAGTCTAGCAAATATGAAAATATTAACTTTGGGTTACCCAAACTAAATAAACTTAGCGTATGGATAGTAATGACTTTTTCAAGAAGCTGACTGAGAATCATCCGTTTATAACGGTTTGTTCCTACGCATCGCAGGACTACGTGGGCATCATTCAAAATAGAGACGATATGGTGACAACAATATATGACTACGGGTCAATTGTAGAACCTGAATTGAAAGCGAAATTCTTAGAATTAGGTGACATATGGTGGTGGGAATCGAATAGAACGATTCCCATTAATTTGTTTCTGAAACAAGATTGGAATATTTTTAAGCCATATGTAAAGACTTTTAATAATAAAAGTCTAGTTATACTTCATGGACCAATAGTGAGCATCAATGATTTTCTAAAGAAGAGAACCAAAAGACGCTCAATTACTATGGTCAAACGGTTGCCCTAGACTTCTTCTTTGCTTCTTTGGCTCTTCGTTCTTTAGCCATTTTAAAAGTCAAATCACCGACTCTCTGATCAAACGTGATTCCGATCAAGTGATCATATTCGTGTAAGAACACACGAGATTCCAACCCAACAAGTTCTCGCTCAATGACTTCACCTGCTATATTTTGATACTGCACAGTGCATGACACTGGGCGCTTAACCTTCATGAACAAGTCAGGGAATGATAGACATCCTTCCAAATCAGCGATTCTATCTTCTGACAGAGAAACAACCTTAGGATTGATGCAAGCAACCATCTTAGTAAAGTTGCCCATGATAAAGATGCGCTTGCTGATTCCGACTTGCGGTGCAGCGAGACCAACTCCACCATTGTTGATCATGAACTTCATCATTTCCTTGACGAGTTCTTCCGGCGAACCGTCAACCTCAAAGTCCCATTCTGCTGAGACTTCTGATAGTTCGGGGCTGTTTTCTTTAAGTAGTTCCATTGTTAATCCTTAGTCATTTTGCAAGCGTATGCCATAGTATGTCTCCCTCGTTTACCCAAACAAGAATGGCATCACCTTGACGGTAAAGTTCCTCACTCAGTCCCTCACGCATTTCATCAAACGTGGTTTTTCCACCGTTCGGTATTTTTACAGGTTCCCATCTTACGGGCGGAAGCTGGAAACTCATCGTGTCAAAACTTCCATCATCTTTTTCTTGGATTCCTGATCCAATCTAGTATGATGTTCGTAACGAGAGACGATGCCCATCCCAAGAAAAAACAAACAACAAATGATTGGGAAAACTATAAATCCAAATTTGCTTGCAAGGTATATAAGCAAACCACCAAATGTGATCCCTGCCAAAGCGGCTCCAACTCCAATTGCAGCATACCCGGCAACATCTTTAATAGCCTTACCAAGAATATCAAACTTAATCATTTTCAAGTTCCTTCAACTTCTTCTTTAGAGCTTCGTTTTCACGCTTGATCTTGGAAATCTTGTATTCAGTCCAGCAAAGTTCGTCATACTTTTTCATGATAGCTGAAATCTCGTCTACATTGATTTCGCGCAATTCGTCTCCTTTTGGAGTAATAAACAGGGTATTGCTGTCCCAGTCAATTCCAAGATGAATATGTTCCACCGGAACTGTGCTTTGTGGACCCATTTGACCAACACGAAATACAGGAATAGCAACCTGCACTTCTTCTGGATAGCGGTGCCGAGATACAATATTATCAATCACTGTTTTGAGTTCAACTAGGTTCACTTATTCCACCTTCCGTTATTAAGTTCATATGTACTACCACAAGCTGTGCATAGGCGATACCATGTGCTTTCTTAAAGCTGTATCCAGTATCGTCTTTGTCCCAAACTGTTTGACTAATCTCTTTCCAAGTCTTGCCCAATAGATGTCTCTTTGCAGGTCGAATCGCTGCAAGAAACATAGCAAGACGAGGAATAGAGTCAATCGGCTCGGGCATCCTCTGAATGAAGTCGTAACTGTTGTTGAGGTGAATTAGCTTTTTCACAAACGAACGATCTTTAAGCTTAGACCAGTCCGGATCTCGCATCAACTCAACGAGGTGTTCTTCATTCTTAACATAGTTATACACATGGACGTTGAGCAAGTCAAGCTTAAAATATCCACGCCTGTCTGCTTCCTTGTAATCTAAAGCAGCCATGTCATAGACAGGATCGTAAGGAATCTCAGTGATGTAAACACCGGTAGCATGTTTGCGTATAGGAGAGTTTTGATGGATATATTTTTCATTGACCTTTGCATTTCGCATACCTGCAGGGATATGCTTGATGACCGCTAGTAGATTTTCGCGGTCACCTAAGTCAATGTCAATATCACTATCAATAATCATTTGATATGAGTTAACCCAGCCTTGATTAGCTTCTGATACGCCTTCTGTACGACAATAGCCTGTCGCTCAGCGTCTTCTACTGCTTTGTGACTTGTAACGTGTCCGCCGTCCTTAAGCGAAACTCCGGCAAGGTCATAGATAGTACGACAATCACGAACGTTCCAGAAATTCCAGGGATACTTCATGCCATTATCGCGGAAAGCAGATTCAGCAATAACGATGTCGAATCCAGAGCCGTTAGACCAAACCTTGTCACGATTCCAACAGAACTTGTAGAGCTTTTCCATGCATTCCTTGTATGAAATGCGATCACGGTCGCCCATTGCTTCTTCAATCGCTTCGGGACTCTGCTCTCCCCACCAGCGAAGGGTGTCTTCACTGATAGTACGGTTGAACAAGTCTGTTTGTTCCTCCATAGTGGGACGAAGCTCTAACTTCTCAATAACGCCGACCCCACGTGGATCAAAACGCACAGCACCGATTGTAAGGATAACAGTGGAAACTGCTGTATCAAGGGTTTCAAAATCTATCATAATATGATCAGCCATTATTATTTTTCTTCTTTCTATAATTATTCAAATTTCAGTATGTAATAAGTATACAACTTTTCGTTTACTATTTCAAACTTATCGGTAATTCTTCCATCAATCAGATTCATTTTGATGCCGTAATTCTTTTCTACGTATTCTTCAAACTCGTAAGCATCAAACTGACCTTGAAGCTGGTCCAGAGTTGCCATATACTCAATGCGAATCTTCTTTAATGCTCCCCAGTAGTCCCAACGCTTCTTTCGAAACTCAATGTCGGGATCATCTGGGTCATAGTCCTCAAAGCCGTTACCGAGTGGAACTTTAACCATTATTCACACAACTTCCAGTGAACATAGGTTCTCTCATCTAAAATGATATATCCTGAAACTTTGCACCATCTTCCCAAATATTTAGGTTCACCATAGTGTTCGTAACACCATTTCTCTAGATCAGATTTTCCTTTAGTTAGCCTATCGGTACCAGCAACAGGCATTCTGATGAACTGCATATCTTCCCAGTTGCCATTTATTTGGATTTTCTTTTTAATCTTGTGTTCTTTAGGAATGTCGTAATCAAATGGTGCTCTTATCCCCATGTTAGATTGAACCATACGTAATCCTTCTGATATCTAAATTTAACATCCATTGTGTCACCCTGATATATCCAGCGACAGTGACGTTCATGCATGTCAATGTGTTCTTTGAGCCAGAGTAAAACCTCTGTATATTTCCCGATAGTACCATAAATATTCACTGATACTTCATACCATCCCGGCTTGGTGTTTTCCCATCCACGTTCTCGGTCATAATGGTCTAACATATCATAACCATCGCAACAAAAATATCATCGCTGATTTTTCGTTGTTAAAATAGAATGTCCTGACTGAGACATGATCATTTCTTACCGGTTGATACTGCTGCCAGTTACTGTACGTACCGAGAAAACCATCACAGTTACGAAGGGCCCATTTTTCTAAATCTTCTTCATCATCCCGTCTATTTTCATAGTCGATATTGACTTGGACGATTCTGCTATCCATCAGTAGCCTCCTGCTGCCAAAAGTTGCTTGACTTGTGTTACCATTTCTGGATCACGCTTGAACTTTACTGCCCACTGTTCGGGATTGATGTACTCCAGAATATATTTCTGTTGCACCTCGTCTAGAGCTTCAAGAAACGCAATACCACTCTCACTGTGATAGAGCATCCATGGGCTAATCTTTCCATTTGACACCATCTGTGCTAGTCGATTTCGATTCACATACCGTAAGCAATCTTTGCTCTGTACTCCTGCTTCCTTAGCAATATCAATCGTAGTCTCGATACTACGGGCTATTGCATCTAGCGGATCTTCGTCTTTTAGATACTGAATCAAGAACTTATTGTAGTTTACGTCACTGCACCAGTTGTCAATCTTTAGCTTATTGTCAAGCAACCAGTCAGCATAACGATTTACGTTGATCACTTTGACATTAACGCAGTAATGACCAAACTTCACAAAGGCAATGTAGTATGCCGACTTCGCAAAATCTACGTAGGTCAGTTGTTTCTTGTTGGTGTTCTTCTTGTAGAATCGAAGCCATGATTGAAACCCGATGCGGTTTCCAGCCAAATCACGATCTTGCCATCTGCGCTTGCTTTCACACAGATGATTCATCCATGTAGTTTCCTTTTGGAAATACCTACTACAGAACTCACACTGGAATTCTGTTTTAGTTACCCCAGTCTTCTTCATATTGCTTAATATCTTCGTCTGTGATAAGGTCACTTAATAACTCGATTTCGTCATATTTTATGTTAGGGAACTTACTTGCAAGATACATTCTACGCTTATGATTGTCAACATAAACCTCACTCAAAAGGGAAAGGTCGCCGTCATTCGATTTGGGGTAGATTTTCTTGAAGTACTCCTTAATGTCTTTGTACTTCGGAGATTCTTTTAGCTTACTGACTCGCTCTTTGATGTGCGGTATCCATTGATGAAATTGCTTTCCAAGTCCCGGCGATGCAGCACACAACATCAACCATTGTAGCTTGGGATGCTTCTGTACGTTTTCATTGAACAGATACCTGTTAGCATGATATTCAGTGCTTTGTAGATAGTAGGACTGAATATCAGAGTTTGCCTTTACTGTACTTATCCAATGAATCATCATGAACGGAATGAACTTCTTCTGCTGTTCAACTGTCAATCTATCGTAATACGAGTAGTCCTTCTTGTCTATGGCAGTCAGTGCATCAAACAAGTCAAAGTCAACCTTTTCAAACTTTTCGTCTGCTGAGAGTTTTTCTTTAGCCATATTACACCTTTAACAATGCCCACATTGCTGTTTTACTTAGATCGCTTTTGAACTCAGGGTACAATTCATCAAGCTTATCAGGGTCAACTTCAATATATCCGCGTTCTTTCTTGGATAAAATTTTATCATTGATGCCCCAAGCAGCATCCTCAATGATTTTTGTCTGCAACTTACGGCCCCGACGGCCCCAAAAGATAAGATAGGATCCGCCAAAAACTACTGCACTTTCCCTAAGAGGTATAACTCCCCATATTTTATCGTGAATGCCTTCATGGCACCAGCCGATAAATTCGTACTTCATTAAATTGCCTGCGGGTTTTGATATACTAGGTTTTTACCATTGTAAGAGATTACAAAGACAGATGCATCCATATCACTGTTGTACCACTTATTCAAGCATTCATCATATGCCTTTTTGATGGCTTCGTCCAAATCATAATCAGGAATCTTTAAGTCTGCGAGCTTGAATGGTTGCTTGAGAATTTCAGTTCCGCCGGCAGTGCGGCGCAGCATGTGGAAGTAGAAATTAGGGCTATCACCAGTAGGTTCTATATTGATACGAGCTACTTTAATATCGCTCATTCCTTTGTTTCCTTTATACATTGAACAGCTTCTTTATTGATTTCAAACTTCATAACTTCAACGCCTCAATTGCAAGAATGTGTTCAACTGCGGTACCAAGACTTTCACCGTTGTTAACGATAGTCAAGCTAGGACCGTCACCATCCTTGTGGCGCTCATAACGATAATGCTCAATAACATATCCTCCCGAAGCTGGATAAACAGTGAACCTCATGCTGGTTCTAGCATCAGGGCTATTACGATCTACTGCCTTAAGCTCTGTACTATTGTGAGCATATTCCCATGCTTCACGTGACCACTGTGCAAACTTTCTCTTAAACCAATTCATCTTCTTTACCTTTCTTTTACGCGGCGGCTCAACTGGAATATAATTAGCCGAGATATAACTACTTGCTGGCCCATTTGACATATCAGTCCTACCCTGCAATACTAAGCATCATTTCTTCTTGCTCTTCTTTGCCGTCGGAATCGACACTTCAATATTTGGATATAGAGTGCGAACGACACCCATGATGTCAGATTCTTTGTTGTTCTTCTGAAACTCTTGAATTAACGATTCCTTGATCATACTTACTCCTTTAAAATACCTGGCTGTAGTCAACTACTTCACAATTACGACTGATTTCTTTTACAAAATACACGCATCTTGGTTTTTCTCCATCATCGATAGGGACACAGAGAAATTGACCGTTTCTCATTCTCGGTGCATACCAAGTTACGTCTGGATAGATGTCCAAAATTTCTATCGGTAAGAAAGAAGGAGAAAACGAAGTCAATGGATTAAACTCAAATGCATGAAACCCTCTGTCATTGAGACTTGAGAGTGGTAGAGTTTCTAAATCACCATGTTCTTGTTCTCCTATCAATACTTGCCAATCAACTGGCATTCTAATTACTTTGTCTCCGATCTTAAGAACAAGAGCAGGAGAGTTGAATGATTCCAGAAAGATCAATGGAATAAAATGATAGTCAACATTAGATGGAGTTGAATTATCTAAGATGGCAAAACGTATATCATCTACTTCTTCTGGAAGTTGTTCCAAGTTAAAGTAGCGATTTTCTTCTAAAGTGAGTATTCTCATAATGTTATACTATCAAACAATTGGCTCAAAGTCAACATGTTAATAATCCAATTTCTCTATTGTAAAGGGGTAATGGGCTTCTTTATAAAAGACCTTGCGCTGGGTAAGATGTCTTTTCGCAAACTTACATGAGCTTGTGATATCCCAAATCTGCACGAAGTCCTTGTCTTCTGCTTTTCTTATGCCGCGCCCAATACTTTGAATAACACGTACAAACGACTTACCAGGCTCAATAAGTACCAAGTTAAAGATACGAGGAATATTGATACCGACAGCCGCAACGCCATACGTGGCGACAATAATCTTGTCATCACTCGTGGCCACTTCATCATATTCTTCCTTTCGTTCTGTGAGTTTAGTGCCACCGTTAACGAACACCGCGTTGTCTAATCGGCTCACTAACTCTTTACCTGCATTCACTCGGTCTACTAGGACCAAAGTGTTACCGGTTTTATTGACCTCTCTGATTAGATCAGCCATTTTATCTAGACGGTTTTCATCTTCTAGCAGATGTTTAAGTTCTGACTGATAGTTCGTGAACTCCACTTTGTCCTTTAGCTGCACAATGTTAACGTGACAGTTAGCTAAAACACCGCGATCTTGTAGTTCACTTGCAGAGAGCTTTCCGATTACAGGACCAAGAGACACTAGCAGCGAGACTTTATCCATTGCTGCTTTTGGAATAGTTCCTGTAAGTCCCCATCGAATAGGAATGTTAGAAAAAACTCCAGTAAGCATTGTCTTTAGTACATCAGCTTTAGCCATATGAACTTCGTCAACAATTACACAGGCGATGTCATCAAAGAAGAACTCTTCCATTTCAGGGTCTCGATCTTCTTCCCCTGATATTTTCTTCAATAGAATGTTCAGAGATTGCCAAGTGCAGATAGTGTGTGTCTTTCCGTATTCTTTACGAGCACCGAAGTACACTCCTACATCCAAACCTAGATTGATGAAGTCTGCTTCTGTCTGTACAACAAGAGAGGTGTTGGGCACAATGACTAGAGAACGACCGTATTGCTCTACGCTCTTTGCTAGAGCAGCCGTCATCAACGTCTTGCCTGCACCTGTTGCTACTTCTTGCAATGATTGCGGATTAGCTAGGAAGTTGTTGACAATCTCTACCTGATAATCGCGCAACACAACTGGTTGACCTTCGCGTTCATGACCTTTTGGCCATAACGTATCGGCAAATGTGTCTTCATTAACCACATCGAATTTAAGTTCAGGATGAGGTTGTCTACGATCATCTATTTCAATATCATAGTCATGTTCCATAAGATATGGAATGATTTGATCCAACAGATTAAGAAAGGTACTGCCTGCAAGAGAGAAATAGCTTATCTTACCATTCCATCTACCCAGTCGAACAGAAGGAAGATACCTTGCACCCGGTTTTTCAAACTCAAACTTTTTCATCAATGCTCTTCGAGTGTCTAATTCAAGACCCTCGATTTTCACATTCACCTCATCTTTGATTATTATTTTTGCTTCTCTCATTTTACCTCTATTGGTCGTGAATCCTTGATGATGATCATCTTGCAAACGAATGAAGCAAGAGGACCACTATCATAGATAGATATGCACATGCATAGTTCATCATCAGTGGGTGATGAAATGCGGGGATTTCCAGCAATGGTGATTCCATTTGAAGACAGCAGTTCTTTGATTTCTTTGCCGATCGTTCCATGCGCGAGACCTCTGCCCCACAGTATCTTGTTAGTACCAAGACCTAGAATCATGGGTATTATCGATGCGACCTCAGAAGCCTCAACATATGTCACACGTTCTGATGCGAACTTTAGAAACGGATCGTGTTCAACTAATGCAGGATCGATTGCAATACCCAACTGACTAAGGTTATACAATGTCATTGGCTCAAGATTTATTTCCATATCACCAATCACATCTGCAAGCACAGATGACATTGCAACAATCATGAGTTTGTCATTTACCAGTGTAAGCGTAGGATTCCAAAATAATGCGGAGTCGTACTGCTTCAAGTCAGCCAAAATAGATTGTATGTTTTCACAAAAATGTACAGAGGGAAAGTACTTGTCCAAAGATGTTACTGCAATCTTCAATGCAGTAGTAGAAAACTTTGCTATATACCTCTTACGTTCCTTATCCCAATGGAAAGTGTTGTTGGGAATTTCTTTGAATTTTGAGATAAAGGTTTTGTTAAACGGAACTCGAATAGTGATATCGTCATCTACAATCATCACGGTTGCCCCGGTATATTCTGGCGTACTCTGAACAATCACAGACTTCCAGGGAAGAGCAATAGCTGTCTCTCCGTCGATCCCTTGCTTAACCAATTGCTTGTTGTATTTAGAGATAAGCCTATCAAACAGGTCTGACTGATTAGATGTAACCCTGCTATCATTATGGACCATCGTCTGCAAGTTTGCAAGAAACTTGTAGTCATATTGGCTTAGACTAATCTTCCCCTGCAGGAAGAAGTAGAGCAGTTGTTCTTTCGTTTCCATTGTATCACTATATCATAATCTGTAAAAAAATCAAGAAAAAAGGGGAGACCTAAGCCTCCCCTGAGTTTACCACCAACTGCGCTAGTGGAGAGAAATTTAGAGTTTTTGACGAATGCGTACCGTTTCGAAGAATGCAATAAGAGCGAGACAGAATCCCAAACGATCCATGCTTCCCCATTCACCGCTAAAAATCCTGATGACTACTTCCAGGATAGCAAGTTGCCAAGTAGTCCAGAACCATGCAGTAAAATACTTGATAATATCGTCTTTCATTTCATTTCCCCTTAGCGCCGACGCATCACAGTAGTTTCAGCGAGCATCTTCCAGTTGTTGGGCGAGACCTTCACCAGATCAGCGATCTTGAGAGCAGTACGAATAGAAAGCTCACGAAGCTTAGTCGAGTTAGCCTGCATGAAGTCAAGCACTTCTTGACCTTCATTGTTGGTGAAATTGTAATCACCGAACAGACCATTCTCAGCGTCACGATCAACTTGCCGAATACGCAGCATCTTGTCACGCTCACTGTCAATGGTCAGATCAACGAAGTGACAACGCGATTCCAGAGCCTCAAGGTGATCTTGCAGCTTTTTGCTCTTGACGTTTTCGAACTTGAGGTTCGTGATAAAAATAGCCGAACCGTTGAAGTTGAAGCTGTTCGGGATACCCTCGTCACGCAGAAGACGCGAATCCGAGTTCCAGCAAATGCGCCGACGCTTGCCGCTGTCGAGAGCAGCCTTGAGAATGTTCAGCGACAGTTCATCAGCAAAGACGCTATCGCAGTCATCGAACACCAGAACATTCTTCTTGTCGCTGTACTTGTAAAGCTGGGCATACAGACCCAGAGCAGTCATTGCGCCCTTAACAACATTGTGACGAAGACGGTTGCCAGCAATCTGATCGAACATCGCAGACTTTTCAAGCTGCTGTTCGACACCGAACGACTTACCAACGCCCGGAGGACCCGAAACGATCATCGCACGAACATCGCCGCGAATACATGCCGATGCCATTTCATCGAGGATCTTAAAGCGAGTGGAAATACGATCCATTGCCTGTTCGTCAGTTTCAGTCACGGTCACCTTCTTAACAATTGCTTCGACGTAATCACCGTCTACAAACTGAATATCATTCACACTGTTTACCTTAATTTTGATGTTTTCGATTGCGAGGGGAGAAAACCCGTCATTCTTAACCGTAACGTAGTTTCCCTTCTTACCAGTCTGCATACCCTTAACCATAGTGAAGGGCTGATTAATGACAGCCTGATTGCGATACTCACCGAACTTGATTACGATCTTAGACATGAGTTAGCTCCTTTGTTTCATTGAAACAAAGG